CTCTTCTCTTTGGATACGCTTAGTTAATGTTTCTAATGTATCCCTATGCCCGATAGCAACCTCTGCTTGACATATTATAGCACCAGAATCAAGTTCCTCCGTCACATAATGAACCGTGCATCCAGTAACTATATCATAACTATCTAGGGCTTGTTGTACAGCATTCAATCCTTTGTACTTAGGAAGTAATGATGGATGAATGTTTATAATTCTATTAGGAAATGCATCAATCAATTTAGAAGATACAATTCTCATCCACCCTGCAAGGACAATTAAATCAACACGCCATGCCTGAAACAACTGAATAATCTCATCCTCATTAGCACTTTTAATATTAACATGAGGAATACCAAACTTAATTGCTCTCTTTTTAGCACCACATTCTTTCTTGTTGTGTATCATCATCACAACTTCATCATCTCTACAAGTCCTAACTATATTCTCAAAGTTAGTTCCACTACCGCTGCACATAATGCCCAGCCTCATTTTAGTGGTCTCCCATGTTTATCAACCAATCCCATCTTCTTTATTTGATGGAGGTTAGATCTTTTACTTTTTTTAATCTTCTTATATTCCTTAATGAGTTTATCTATTTCATCTTTAGGAATATTAACTTTCAATTTGTCTTCACCAAACCCAGACACCTTTTGTAGATCCTCTACATTATCCACATACTCATTAATAACATCCTGAATTTCATCTCTTATGATTTCATTTATTTGATCCTTAATTTCATCACTCATTTTTTCTTCTTCTTTTTATCAGATTGTTTATACCCCCACATAGTAGGATTTATTGTGCCCATTCCCCATTCAATCCTCTTTAACTCTTTTTTATACTTATCATAATACATGTCAAAAATATTTGATTGCTTACTAGAACGAGTTAAATCTAACATCTCCTTTCCATCTATAGTATACCATACAAGATAGGCATCACTAGGAAACTTTTTATCATTTGCCTTTTCAAGAGTTGTTTTTGATAAAAGAATCTCACAAGAGTAATCATAAGGATTAAGTTTATCTTCTTCCTCCTTCTTTTCCTCTTCTACTACTTCAGTTTCTTCTTTAACCTCCTCTGTCATGAACGGCCACCCCATTTAATGTCTGGGTATGCTTCACCAACAATATCATATGTAATCTTATACTTACTTCCTAATTTTTTATCCTTTACCAAACATAAAATTTCTGCTTCTGATGGGTGAAGTCCTTCCAACATCTGAATAAACATTGTTTCTCTACGAATAGGAGTCAATTTGGGATTACCACCATGAACAAAATGATAAAGGTTCTTCCACTCTCTCCTCAAAGAAGTATGATCCGTACCTACAGGAACTTCATTAGGATTATAAGGAACATCTCCCTCAGGAACCACAGAAATAACTGTGTCATCAAAGTTCCAAATAAGAATAGCCTTTAACCCCTCATGTGAATATTCTTGAAGGACTTCTACTTTCTTTGCTTTAGATCTTTGCTTACTTACTAACTCAAGAATCTCATGAACAAATGGGTTAGGGGGAAGTTTAATCTTCGTCGTCTTCGCTGGTGTCATAATCGTTTTCAAATCGTACTGCTAAAATTTCATCTGGAACTACATTTCCATGCTCATCAAACATCTCTGGATGAGTATAAGCAACATACTGCTGCTCTAAATGATGCTGTCTTGCTAACCATCCTATCATACCTCCTACCAAAAGTGCAAGAACTGTCATTACAGTTGTAAGAGTTAAAGTTACTGCTACGGTTTCCATTGCATTCTCCTGGATTATTTTTTTCGTATGTCCAAATAAAAATTAAAATGGAAAACAAACTCTCGCTTAAAAAGAGCAATCATATTTCCAAATTTTATCTGAAAAGTTTTAGGCTGGTCTTGATTTCTCCTCCTATTTCTCAGTAATAGTTCCACACCCCTATTAATATGGGGTTCATCGTTATTTAGATTGCTTTTTTCTGCCTGGTCTTCTGTCGTCACTGTATCTCCTTGCATCATCTAAAATACTATACAAATAATTTCCTATCTTTCGTGCCTGTGGCTTTGGTATATGATGGTATGCTTCACGCAATTGTTTGTGCTCACCATCATTACCTCCCTTCACATATTCCTTAAGTTCTAATACTTGGTCAGCAAGTTCATGGGCAGTAGAACTCTGAAGAAAAGCATCTGCCTCTGCCTTTGTTGTCTTACGATACTTTAAGTATTCATAAAACTTTAAAGTCATCTTTCCCCGAAAAGCATACTCAATAGCGTGCTCAATCATGTCATAAACGCTTTCAAAATCGTCTTTCATTAGACTAAGTTATTTTCTTTTAGATATTGAACTGTTTCCGTGCATCCACCAAGATTAGTACTATTTAATACTACTTGAGGGAAGGTTGATCCTCTTCCAAACTGTTCATAAAAACTATCACGACTAAAATCTCTATTAAGTTCGTAAATAACATGCTTAAGTTCTGCTAAACGCAAAACCTCAGCAACTTTAACGCAATAAGGACATCCTTGTCTGGAGTATACTGTAAAATTCATTTGTGAATTAGACATTACGTTTTCTTCCGGTTCTAAGTTTCCAATCATTTGTTTACTATAATAATTTATTGAACTACATGATTCCAATCTTGATCAAAGAGATCTAATCCCTTATCAGTTAGAACATGATTATACATCTTTTCAAAGACTGCTGCTGGCATTGTAACAATATTAGCACCATTAGTAAAAGATTGAGATACACTCTTCACATCCCTAATGGAAGCAGAGATAATCTTAGTCTCTTTTACTTTTTGTACTGAGTAAAGTTCAGAAATATCACGAATCAAATCCAATCCAGCAATTGAATTATCATCAAGTCTACCTACAAAAGGAGACACATATGTTGCACCTGCCTTTGCTGAAAGAACTGCTTGTGCGGCATCAAAGATAAGAGTTACGTTCACTCTAATATGATCCTTAACAAGCTCTTTACAAGCAGCAAGACCATTAGGTGTGCAAGGAACTTTAATCGTAGCAACCTTACCAAATTTCTTAGCAAGTCTACGACCTTCAGAAATCATATTAAGTTTATCACCAATGACTTCCATACTAATATCTTGGACGCCAATATCCTTGATCTCTTGGTAAACTTCCTCAGGATTTCTACCACTCTTTCTAATAAGAGTAGGATTGGTTGTTACACCATCAACTAACCCAGTAGCAAAATGCTTAGCAATAACATCTGTCTCGGCAGTGTCTAAGAAAATTTTCATTTCCATCTCTTCGTTCATAGCACCTCTTATATATTAAGAAAATTGTTTTAGTTGTTGTAAGATATACTTATATGCTTCTACTATATCACCTTCGTCCTTTCTAAACAAGTCCTTATCAAATCTTTCTTTACTTCCCTTCTTCCATAGTCTCATACTATCAGGGCTAATTTCATCAGCCAAGTATAAACCACCACGCTCATCACGTCCAAACTCTAACTTAAAATCAATAAGATCCATTCCTATCTTTTCAAATATCTTTTGCAATTCCCAATTGATTTCTGTTGTTCTCAAAATAAAAGGTTCGGGATCAATACCCATTAACCTTACACGATCAAGAGTTAAAAGAGGATCGCCTTTGTAATCATCCTTAAGAAAGAATTCAATAATAGGTGGATCAAATAATTGCCCCTCATAAAGTCCTTCGGTATGTTCAATAATAGATCCAGCAGCACGATTTCTACAGATAATCTCCACAGGAACAATCTTTACCTTACGACAAAGCATTGTATTGAGAGTAGGAACATCAATATAATGAGTTTTAATCCCAACCCTCTCCAACCTCTCAAATAGAAGTGCAGATATCATACAACAAGTAGCACCCTTATCTCTGGGATACTCCATGTGCTCACCATTAAAAGCACTTACCTTATCTTCATACCTAATAAGAACTTTATCCCAATCATCAGTTTCAAATACTGTCTTTACTTTTCCTTCTAATAGTTCTTTCATCTTATTCTCCTTGGAATCTCAATAGTCCATGAAGGTGATACCAATTCTACCATTTCATAAAGACTCCCATAAGAATCTGATATCTCCCAGATCATCATATCAGTCTGTTCAAAAAGAGAATCAAATGTCATTCTAGTACGTAATTCATTTGCAGTCTCATCTATTTCATCCTCGGTCATATCAATCTTAAGGAATTTCATCCTTTCTTTAACCAACTCATTAAGGTTAATACTTACCCAACAATCATTTGATATAATCATAACCTTCCAAGACGAATGTATAATGTAATGAGACTTTGAGAAATCATATCACAAGAATACGTAAGTCCTGTTTGATCCTCACTATCCCATTTCTTT